CCACCAACGCCTCCGAGTCTGATCTTAGCTTACTAAAGAAAGGAAAGTTAATCGTTAAAGCACAATCAAGCAACCCACTTGTTGCCGACCGAGTTAACTGCGTCAACGTCTTGTTATTAGCGAACCGCCTCAAAGTACACAACTCTTGCAAGTACTTAATTAAGGCTTTGGAGCAACAAACCTACGATAAAACCGGTAAACCTACTAAAGGAATTGGTGGCTTAGATGATATCTCTGGACCAGTAGATGCTTTAGGATATGCAATAAGTTATCTAGCTCCATTACGTCGTTGGACAAGTGGTGGATCAACCATTCGTATCTACTAGAATAGGGACATGACTATTTCCGGCTCCACCTACCCCTCGCGTCCGGGTAAAAATTCGCTTATTGACTTAGGTGGATTAACCGGAAGGGTAGACATCCCCAAAAACGACCAACCCGAAGACCCGAGCGCAAAAAACGCGGCAGTCTTAGGAATGATCCCTTTCTGGGATCCAATCAATACCTGTGTTGGTGGTACAAAGACCATTCGCCAAAATGCGGAGAGTATTATCCCGCGCGAACCACGCGAAGACGACGACGCTTATGGCCGTCGCATCTTCCACTCAGTAATGCCACCATTCCTACAGCGACTAGCTTCTCAAGCTGCGGGAACAATTTTAAGAAGAGGTATCCACCTAGAAGGAGGCGACGAAGAATACTGGAGCGAGTGGGCAAAAGATGTAACAGGAGACGGCACACCCCTCAACGAATTTGCTAGACGAGTCTTAGTCGATGCACTGTTGTATGGACATACCAGTGTCTTAGTTGAAAGCCCAAAAGACTTGCCCAACAATTTAGCTGAGATGAGATCCGGCGATTACCGCCCATACCTATGCCCAATCGAAGCACAACAAATATGCGGCTGGAGAACAGAAGGTAACAGAGCCCAAGCCGACTTAACCCAACTACGTTATTCGGAGGTAGTAAGTGAACCCGAGGGAAGATTTGGCGAAGATGTCATCGAGCAAGTGCGAGTTCTCGAACCCGGCAAATACGAAATCTGGAGAACAGAAAACGCAACCACCGGAAGAAATGCCGGCTGGTACTTGCACGAATCCGGCAGTTACGACCTCGACCAAATCCCAGTCGTCACCGTGTATTCCAACCGTCTCGGGACACTCCTTTCTAGACCCCCGCTACTGGAGGTTGCGAACCTAAACATCGCATATTGCCAACGCTTCACGGATTACCACCACAGTATCCACGTCGGCAGCCAACCTATTTTTGTCTTAAAAGGCTTCGACCCTGACTCCGACAATAAGTTAGGTTTATCAGTTAACACTGCTGTCTTACTTCCTCCAGATGGCTCGGCTGATTATGTGTCATCTAATAGCGATTCCTTCCAATCTCAACTGGATTGCCTACGCACATTGGAAGAGCAAATCAGCAGCCTTGGAATTAGCACATTAGCTAGGCAAAATATCACGAATGCCGCTGCCGAAGCCAAGCGACTTGATCGAATTGACAGCGATTCAATCATGTCAATCATCAGTGAAGATCTAGCCCGCGCAATAACCGACATCCTAAAAATTGCAGCCGACTACGCAGGTGTTGAGCCACCAAACGTAACCATCCCACGCGATTACGAGAACCGCCTACTCGATGGCAACCAAATCACAGCAATGCTTCAACTCCAGATGCAAAACCAGATCTCACAAGAGACATTGCTCCGCATCTTGCAAGAGGGTGAAGTTATTCCTCCTTACGTAGAGCTAGATAAAGAACTAATGAGAACAAAAGATGAAATGGAAGACAAGATCGAAATGGACCTAGAGCAAGCCAAAGCACAGGTACAAATTAAGAACGAAGAAATAAGTGGAGGTGTTACCAGTGGTGATGCAGCCGGAGGAGGAACATCAGGATCAATGACCTTGCCAACTCCAATGAGATCCGGCAAGTATGCAGACTAAAGAAAAGCAAGATGAACTCCTCGCCTTATTTTTGTTGTTTGCTAGCCAAATTGAGGCCAGAATAGAGAAAGAGACGCGCCCCATCCTGCGTCTCGCAATGTTGGAGCTACGTCAATTAATAAACGAACTAAGTCCAGACGGACAATTCAGAATTTATGAGTGGCAACAGATTCAACCCCTAGCCTTACCAATCTTATCGACAATTTCTAGCGTTCTTCGGGTACAGATCCCGCCAGAACTAGAGGTAATAAGACCAAAAATACAAAAAGCAGCGGCAGAATATGTAAACCAACCTGCTCCTGAGCCGGAGGTACTAAGTAATCAGGAATTACTTGAAAAAGTAGTAATAGGGGGTTTGACATTGAACGCAATCTTAGGAACGCCGGGAACGGCTAACCGTCTAACCATAAACATGGCAAAAGATTTGGATAAGATGGTTCGCAATTCTTTATTTATGGAGTTACCTACAACTGAGATCGCTAACAAAGTAGTCCGAACCCTAGAACGCAACGGTCGAACCATCGCACAAATACGTAAAGGTTCTTACGCAAACCAAATGCTAAACAGAACAAATAACACAATCACAGCCGCAGTTTGGGATGTCGCCAACAAGTCAGCCCGAGATTTATGGAATGACATCGCCGCACCGGGGCAACAGTGGATGTGGTTAGCAACATTAGAGAATACCTGTCCTGTATGTCTCCCTTACCACCGTGTTCAAAAGAGAAGTCTAGATGACTTCCCATTTTTACCTGCTGTTCACCCCAACTGCCGATGTGTTGTAGTTCCTGTAGTATGAACTCAATTAGGTAATTAGTTATGGCATGTTGGTATCCAAGTCCTTGGTGGCCCCGTTGGGATACAGCAAAAACTGAAGCGACTACACCCAAAAAAGCCAGTAAGCCACGCAAAAGAGCAACAAAAAAGAAAGAAGTTGTACCTAGTTAAGTATATCTAACCAAATTAAGTAAGTACGGGGTAGAATATAGATAACCTCTCGTTTTTGCATGTCTGAGGATACAGCGGTAGTTGAGCCTGTGGCCGACATTTCTAGTGAGTCCGTGACCGCTACACCCGCAGCAATTCCACCCAACCCCCCTGTTAGTTCATCGGAAGGCAGTGCCGCCGAAGAATTACTACAGAAGAAATTAGGTTTCGCCAATTCTCAAGCTGCTAAAGCTAAGAAAGAAGCGGAACAGACAAAGAAGCAGCTCGCCAAACTTCAATCTGAAGTTCAACAGTTGCAGGAAACTCAACAGAGTGCAGTGCGTGAAAACCTTGAAAGTCAAGGTGCTTACAAAGAACTATACGAAGCGGAGAAAGAGCGTTGCAAAACGCTTGAAACTCGCCTCCTTAATGAGACTGCTGAATTACGAACTGAGTTGGAGTCTGTGACCCAATCAGCTAGTCAGGAGCGTCTTAAAGCAAGTTCTTTATCGGCAATATCACAATCCAACGCATTAAACCCAGAGCAAATGTATACGTTGCTCCAACCTCAATTGCGTCAAAGTGACGAAGGTAATCCGACTGTGTTAAACGGGGGCGTTGAACAGAGTCTTAGTGATTATCTCGGTAATTTGAAGCAATCAAAGGAATGGCAACATCATTTTTCAGCGGGTGGAAGTAGAGGAATGGGATCAAACGCGGCTGCACCAAGCGTGGCACCCGGTATGTCTAACCCTTACAACACAGGAAACATGACAGAAGCACTAAAGCTTGAAGTAGAGAATCCTGAACTAGCGCGAGTACTTAAAGCAGAAGCGCAACGAGGGTAATTCACGGAAACCCCTATCACTACTAGAGCCTCATGGCTGCTACTTATCAAAATTACAACGCCACCTTTTTAGGTGATCTTGTAACACGTCCAGAATTTCTGGGCTATGTCCAAGAGGACATTTATAACGGCTGTAAATGGATTCAATCCGGCGCAGTCACAAGAAACTCAGCTTTAGACGCTAAAGCTGGTGGAATACAAGTGCAAGTTCCATTTTTTAAACCGATCACTCCTACAGAAGAGCGAATCGAGTCAAATAATACGTGGGGTACGAGTGGCGCAGGTTACTTAACACCACAGAAAGTACAGGCAACAGATCAAATCATGCCAATCATTAGGCGTGGTTTCTCTTATGCCGTAGATGACATCAGTAAGTTAGGTACTGGATCTGACCCAATGGGTGCAATCCGTAACCAACTATCCAAAGCAATCAACAAGCTTCGTACAGCAACTTTAATCAGTCAGCTTGACGGTATCTTCGCGACTGCTTTAGCGGGTAACGCCACTGACGCATCTAGCGCAACAACTTCTACCAACGTCAACTACTTAACATTATCTAATGTTATTAAGGCCAAGAACTTACTTGGTGAGCGTGGCGGTGAGTTAAGCATAATCGCTATGCATAGCGATGTTTATGCTTACTTGCAGGAAGTAGGAGCATTGCAGTTCTCAGCTAACAACTTAGCTAGCGGAACGAGTATTTCTTGGGGAGGGGGTGGCCTTGGGGTCTCAAATACTCAAGTAGCTACCTTCATGGGACTAAGTGTTGTTGTTGATGATCTATTAGCTCCAACGCTCAACTCAGGTGGCTCTGATCAATATCCGATTTATCTGCTCGGAAATTCAGCCATAAATGAGGGAGTCCAGCAGGACTTGGTAATTCAAGCAGATAGAAATATTTTATCTCTTCAAGATGTAATAGCTCTTAGCTATCACTATGGTTTCCACCTTGGTGGTACTAAGTACGGCGGTTCTGCTAACCCTGCTAACTCAACGTTAGCAACATCAGGCTCATGGACGCTTGCTTACACAGAGCGCAAGATGGTTGATGCTGTGAAGCTAACTGTCAATACTCCTTATTCGACAAATAAGGCGTAATTGCTCTCGGAGTAAATATAAAGAGGGGAACTGTAAAAAGTTCTCCTTTTTATTTTCTCGTTTAAACTGAGTTAAGTTGGGTGAGGGTAAACAAGTGATCTCGATGGTTCGCTTTTATCTCATGCCGCGAGAAGGAATACCTGACGACTCACTACCGACTTATTACCCGTCAGTTGTTGATGTCAATTCCCACGATGCAAGAAAGACCAGACGCAGACTAAAAACCCAATATAAAAGTTTAGAAATCATCGCTGTTCCCCTCTAATGCCACTCCCCACATCTACAAGTTACGTCCCAAGGGCTGACGCAGATACG